TTTCCTCGCCTACGAATCCGATGCTTTGAGTTGTGCTATCGGACGCTCTGCGGATAGTCATGCAATCGCCTGAGTATAGCCCATTCAAGCGACGGGTTGAATACGCGGCTTCTGCTCCGCTGCCATATGTCTCATTGAGCAACCCCGTAAACGCAGGAGCTGCGGTAACCTCCTCCCATGTTTGAAACAACGTGAACGGTGGCACGCCATAGGTTGCGCCTTCCTCGAACGCGTCAAATACCGCCACGGTATCCGCGTAAGCTGTATCGTCTGCAAAGGTGTGGATTAACGTGTAGTCGCCGATTACATCCGCATCAGTAATGAATCCAGTTTTGTGGTAAATCTTACGTTTGATAACCTTGCCTGCTGCTGGTGTGTCGGAAGATGGGTCAATAAAAATGCCGTCGCCTTCTGACTTTACAGAATATCCGCGCTCGGCGTATATCGTTGGCATTTGCAAACCCGTTTCAACCTCATCTTCGAAACGGTTGGTGTAGCTAACCTGCGATTTAAATGCGCCCGCTGTAGCGTCGTATATGAGCGCCTGATTACCTTCGGGCGTGCCTACTATGCTCACGTCGCTCAGGTCGTTTAAGTCCGTAGGTACGGCGCTAGTATCGGCCTTTGCATTTAGTGCCGTTTGTGTTGCTGTGCTTACTGGCTTATCTGCGTCGCTTGTATTGTCTACGTTGCTAAAGTCGGCACTGTTCGCTTTGGCGTTTAGCTCGGTTTGGGTGGCCGTGCTTACGGGTTTATCTACGTCGCTGGTATTATCCACGTTGCCTAGTCCAATCTGTGACTTTTGCAGCGTGTCGTTTGTCCATATATCACCGTCATAAAATAGCACGTTGCCATCCTCTGCACCGCCCTGCTGAAATTGCACATCATCCAACTGCCCTAACTCAGTCACGCCGCCCGCGTCATCTGCTGGCTGCCATTCCTGTGCGGCTGCATCGTAGGCAATTACTTGGCCATCGGTTACGCCTGTGGTGTCAACGTCATACAGATCGCCAAGCTTTGCGCCCGTGACTGGTGTGCCCTGTGCAATCTCTACGTCATCGCGCTTGATCCGAAAAGTAAAAGTTAGCACCTGAGCAAAGCGGCGCGGTGCGTCGATCGTGTCAATGTCAACGTCATTGAATTGGATGCTCTCCACATTTACGCCGTTGTAAGTGCCGCTCACGCGATCCAGTGCGCCGCGTACCTTGCTGCCTAGATCAGCGGCGAGGGCATAGCTGTCAGCATAACACAGGAATTCAAAGCGTACCTCATCCAACGTACTCGGCCCGTCGTGCGTGTCTTCAGGCGCTACGCTCAACAGTTGGTAAACGATGAACGGCGTCGCTGTCTCCTGCTCGGCTACCTCTGGAAATACGTTAACGCCAACGATATCCGTGACGTCTGTGTTTTGCGTTAGTATTACGTAAGCGGCTATTCCTGCATTCATTTCTTTGACTTTTTTGCTTTATCTCTCGCGGCCTTTCTTATCTGAAAATCATATTTCTTTTTCATAGCCGTTAACGCTGCGCCTCGCGTGTTTGCTATTGATCGCGCAAATAAACCCTTTTGTTTGTTGCCTCCAAACTTTTGATCACCGCCTTCTACTATATTGGCAAACCATCCATCCGCGTCTTTGGGTGCACGCCTACCTACACGCGGCCCAACCCAAAATGTACTGAAACGCTTGTCAATCTGCCAAACCTTTATTGATCGGCGCAGCGTACCCGTTTTAATATCTAACGCCTTGCCCTTGCCCCTGCGTATTCGGATTACCTCGCGAGCGTCCTGTATGTTCCCTATCATTTCCTTTTTGTATAGGTTGCCAACGCTTCGATGAATCCGTGTTTGCACCTTCGGATCGCTTACCTGTTTGCGCAGCTGCTCGAATTGTTTCAGTAGCGGCTTTATGTCTGCGCCGATTCCTTCAAAGCCTACGCCGCTACCTTTGGCCTCAAGTGATCCCTGTGCCATGTGTTCCCGTTATTTCGCAAAGTAAAATAAGTTGATCGTTGCGCCCAACTTCCTCAATGCCTTGGATAGTGTACGTGTTGCTATTGTAGATAACGCGGTCCGCTGGATTGATTGCCCGCGTGTCCGTGCTGCTGCGGATCTTAAAACGTAGCCGCTGCACTGGTGTATCCTGATCGCCTGTGATCTTCTCGGCCATGCCTTCGCCTGCCTTCATCAGTTCAGCCCAAACCGTGACCAGCGTGGACCATGACGGCACGCGCTCGCCGTACGCGTTGGCGCTGGTGGTGTAGCTCTGAACCTCTATTCGTCTATCGCTCTGTCCTATCCTCATACTGATGTGATAACGCGGTAAGGGTTTAAGATAGCGTACAGGCCGAGCGGTAACTTTGTGGCGATTGTACCCGTTACAACTGGCTGCCGCTGCTCGTATAGGTGTGCCACCATCCAACGGATAGCGGTAATAAAGGGCTTTGGTATATCGGCCTCAGCATATCCTACATTCATGTTAACCTGCACCGCGTTAAATGTGTCGTCATATAGATCGGGCACGCTGTCGAATGTGATCCGCGCCGCTTTGGTTTTTATATCGGCCCACCATTTAGCTGTCGCTAGCGTCTGCGTGCTGTTCGCCGTGTCCGTGTACTGCACCGAGGTAATGGAGTTGACTGGACCAATAGGCAGGCGCACGTTATAAAAAAAGTCTATGTATCCAACGGCGTCAACATCACCGAGGCGCGTGTTACAATAGTCCTCAACCCACGCAATTGACGCATCGCGGTAGGCTTCTATTAGTGTATCCTCGTCTGTGTGATCAACTCTGAGATGCTCTTTGAGTTGTGCCACGGTTATAATGCTGTCAAGGTCGGGCGTGCCTGTTATTTCTACGGTCATCATATGGCTAAAATACGGACAAAAAAAAGAGGGGCCGAAGCCCCCCTTTCCAATCAAACAAACCCAACCAAATTAGGAGAGCTTCACCGCTCGGCTCAATGCGCCGCCTTGTCGGATACCAAAGTCAAAGAAACGGTTAACGTGCAATGCAATCTGTGCAGTGCCTGCGTCGCTGTACGGATCAACCAGCAAATCAAGGCCACCGAAGTAGGCCAAAATTCCGCCCTGTGCAAAGTTACCGAAAATCATTTGGCCACCTGTTCCAGTTGCGTCAAGCGTGTCGTTCACCAAGTAAGGTGTAGCAACTGCGTTGTACATATTGAACTGGCCATTTTCCCACAATGGAGTCACGCCAGCAACCTGTGCAACGGACTTTGAAAGTAGGTAAGCCTGTGGACTCATAACGTACGAAGCGCCTCCGAGGTTTCCACCTGCTGCAAGTACAGCGGCCTCCATTGCGTTTGCAACTGTTGCAGACAAAGCAGTGTCGGCAGTGTTGTAAACATCAACATCAGTCGATGCCATAATAGCGTCAAAAGCATAATCATCAACATATGCATTCATAGCCGCGGCCAACTCGTTAGCAATCAAAGCATCAACCTCAGCACCGCCCTGCAAAATTAATTGCTTGCTGTACTTGGTGTTAGCTGCAACTCGCTGCGGCGTCAAAGTAACGTCATCCATTTCCAAGCCTGAACCTGCATCGCCTGAAACTTCTGTTTCGTCTGTTCCAACCGCTTTATTGCTTACACGTGGAAACTGCAAGTTACCTGTAGCGTTTCGAATTACTGTCGTGCCGAGTCCTTCCAATACGGTAGGGGCGCGCAGTGCTTCGATTGCAGCAGGTACAACAGTTGGAACAAATCCTGAACCGTCGCCGCTTCCTGCTTGGAAGTCGTCAGCAGCTCCAGCACGCAAAGCCACTGAAGGAATTGCAATCTGTCCAGCCATTTGCAGGCCTTGGCTTCGTGCCTCCTTGCTTGCCTCACTTGCCCACTCTGCTTCTGCACCTTCCAAGTTTCGGCCGTTTGCAACGGCAGCTACTGCACGGCTCAAGCTGAAAGAACTATTAACGCGCTCAACTTCGCGCTGTTCGGATGCGCCAGCTGTTCCGCTCTGCGCCATTCGTGCCACCATGTCTTGCTCGCGTGTTTTGTGCTTAATCTTAACGTCAAGATCCTGCATCAAGCTGTCAAGCTTATCGCATCGCTCCTGCTCTGCTTCTGTCATAACGCGGCCCTCGCTGTCCGCTTTTTGGCCAATGGCTACGAATTCCTCGTAGTTCGCATTGCGCTGGCCTTTCAAATCGTTTAAAGTCATCTTTGTAATGTTTTGCGTAAAGTTACGCGGTTCTGTTTTTATCGTTTCAGGTTCTGCGCGCTTCTCCTCTACGGGTTCAGCTGCTACCTGTTCTTCTTTTAATCCCTCCACTTCCTGCGCCGCCTCTGCCATGTTTCGCGCGTAGACTGATGCCGTCGGGCTGGCTGGGTATGTAACCGCCGACGTGTCTAATAATTTGCCCACCTTTGTAATTGTTCGCGTGCTGCGGTCCTCGCTCCACGTATCCGAGTCAATTGTAAAAGCGAACGAGCTTTGTGTAATATCGCCGCGCTTGATAAGCTTGTAAAGATCGCGCCCGTCCTGCGTGTCGGCAAGTGCTGCACGATACTTCAAGCCTTGGTCGTCTACGCTAAGTTCTAACGTGCCGTTCGTAGTTCGTGCCAATGGTGCGCCTGTGTGATTGAGTAAAAAACGTACGTCATCCTGTAGTACGTTATCAAAAGCGCCACGGGCTACGGTTTCTTTGAAGTATCCTAAATCATACTCTACATCGAAATTGCTCGCGTAGCCTTCGACTACCAAAGCATCATCGCCAGCGGCCCGCACTTCTGCCGTGCGCAGTTCTACGCTGTCGCCGTATTGGTTGCGCAGTTCTTCCGTGCGCTTATCTTCTTCTTCTTTCATTGCTTTAACTTTTGATTCACTCCAATTCAAAGCGGTATCACCGCCCCAAAGTAAATAACTAATTGTGCCGCACGCTTCTGTATCGTCGGGCTTGTAATATGTTCGGGCGCGGCTAAGAAAGCTGTACATCCTTTTGGTGCGTGCCTCGCTGATTGCTTCTTTGTTTGATAAGATCCGCGCGGTCTCTTTGCCTACCGCCGTCGCGCATTTTCCGCCTACCTCTTCATTAAGACGCAGGCCGCGCTTCGCGTTATTTGTCATCGCCTCAGGGTACTTACTAAACGCCATCGCTGCTGACTTTATCGCTGTACTTGCCTAGGCGGTCCAGCGCGATTTGATTAACCTGCACCGTGTGCGTGTCGCCCCCGCTTGTTGGGTTCATATCTTCCTTGCCCCTGACTTCGTTAATGCTTAGCACGCCGTTGTTTAGCATCTTAGTATAAAAGTCTGCGCGGCTTTGCATATCGCCTCGGTACAAATCGTTGAGGTTAAACTTGCTGTATATCTGTGGGCGCTCACGTGACTGGATCAGCTTTCTGTCTATCTCCTGCTCGATGCGCTTGGCCCAAGGTGCAATCGTGTGCCGTGCAAATTGTAGGTTTTGCTGTTCAACATTGTTGTATGTTGTTTGGCTTTCTAGCTGTACCAACGTAGGGGGCACGCTAAAAATGCGGCATATCTCTTCCGCCTGAAATTTGCGCGTTTCAATAAACTGCGCTTCATCGGGGCTGATGCTTATCCGTGAATACTTAAAGCCAAACGGTAGCAACTTAGTGCCTGCTTGCTGTGCGGCCTTGTTCCAACTGCCTTGGATTATATCCATCTGCTCCTTTTTCAAAGGCTGGTCGCTGGATAGTATCCCCGTCATTTGCCCGCCGCTGCCAAAGTATTCAGCGCCAAAGTCCTCGGCGCTTTTGGCTAGTCCTAAATTCTCACGGTGCAAGCGTATCGGTGACTTCCTTTGTAGGTTGCAAATCTCCAGCATATTCTCAGGCTGAACAATGCCCACATTGCGCACGCTGTAAACTATCTGCCCGTTGACGTTCTTGCGGTCTACGTCGTATATGTCCAAACAAACAAGGCTAGTAACATAGCCACGTCCATCGCGCTCAATCAGTGCATAGCCAACGCCGTTAATGACTGCATTGCTTATAACGGTCTCCCAAAAGTCAAACGCCGTTTGATATTCGTTGGGCTTGTATTTAATAACGTCATAAGCGGGGTGAACGTTCGCGGGTTCTATCTCGCGGCCTGTGCGCTCATATACCTCAAGATCTAAACTCGCTAAGGTGCTGGCGATCTTATAGACGCAGGCGTAAACCGTCGAGATTGTAAGCGCGGTATTCTCGTTGATATTCGCACCGCTTACCGTAGTGCCGTAAATACCTAAGTCATTCGCCAAGGTCTGAGAATCGTACTTGCCGACTCGATACCTCAAAAGCGCGTTCAATCTGTCGCGAAGTGTTGCCATATGGCTTGCAATTTACTACAGGGAAATTATATCAAAATTCTGCTCTGTCTCCTGCGGCGTCTTCATGTGTTCTCCTATGCCCATAACCATAGCAACAATTGGGTCGATCTTGCCGCCGCTCTTTTGTTTGTCGGCTTTTATGTTGCCCGCTGGGTCCATCTTTAGCTCAACGTTACCAAGCGCCCAACGCAGTACAGGGTCGCCATCATGCCACACCTTGCCCGTTCGTACCAACACTTCCAGTTGTTTGGTTGGTGAACTCATAGAAACAAAACCCTGACCGAATGGCGTCAAGGGCACGCCGTCGTCAACCAAGTCGATTGCGATCTGTGTGCTGTTGTATCTGTCGAAAGCAATCTTTTCTATTTGATAGCTATGCATCAGGCTGCTGCCGTCTACCTCCTGACCGTCAGGCCGATTCATGACGCCACTGACTAGCCTACGGATCGCTGCGTAGTCGGTTACGTTCCCATCTGTCACATGGAAGTTTGGGAGATCTAAGAACGTGCGGTAGATATGCGACGGCTCGCGGTCTAATATGTTGTCAATTGTATCGCTTGGCATGAAGTAATGGCCGCGCACGTGGTAGCCTTCGCCGTCAGGGTACACCATAACAAGTGCCGTCATATCCGAAACGCTTGCAAGGTCTAGCCCGCCCCAACAGATCCGCCCCGTCAAATCCTCCTGCCGTTCGTTGGCGCTCCATATTTCATCCTGTATCCAAGTCTTTGAGGCGGTCACCCATTTGTTTAGGTGCTTGGTTTTAAATTCTACTTCGCGCGATCCGCCTAGGTTAATGGCTTGCTGTAACTGTGACTCCAATAGCTGCGGGCGTAGCGCCACGCCCAACGATGGGTTCGCCTTTATCCATGTGCTGGAGTCCGTCCAGTCGTCATCTTCGTCCAGCTCATAGATCAGCGCAAACTGTGCATCATCGTGCTTGACCCCGTCGAGTATTTCCTTGCACGTCTTTTGCATTTCGTAGCATGGAGATTCACGGTTAAAGCCTGCCGTGGTGATTGTAAGGTGTAACGGGTTACGCCGCGCCTGCATACCTGATCGTAAGACGTTCGCCACGCCATCGGTAGGGTGCGCGTGGTATTCGTCAATCCCTGCAAAGTGTATATTGAGGCCGTCGAGTGTGTCGCGTTCGCTACTTAGGTACGTGCATCGCGCTGAGAGCGTCGGCGCTTTAATGTCGTGCTTTCCTGCTCTAAGGTGTTTACGGAGCGGCGGCGAGATTGAAACCATCCTTTGCGCTTCGTCGAATCCGATCTTTGCTTGGTCTTTCTTAGTTGCTGCAAAATAAACCTCGGCAGCTTTTTCCTGATCAAAGAAAAGAGCAGCGAGCGCACAGCCCGCCATAAGTGTCGTCTTCCCATTCTTGCGAGCCACCGTAATATAAGCATAGTTGAATCGTCTTGTACCATCTTCACGAAACCACCCGTAAAGATTCCACAATATAAACTGTTGCCATGGAAGTGGATCAAACGGCTTGCCGTCCCATTCGCCTACCGTGTGCCTGATTGCCCTTTGAAAAAATGTAATGTAAGCCTGTGCAGTCTTTGGCTTAAACTCTAGACCCCGCTCCTCTGCTGTATCGAGATCCGTAAGGTATCGTTGGCACGCCTTGGCTACATATTTGGCCGCTGGTATTTTGCCCGTAACTACGTCAAGAGCGTAATTGTGCCCAACGCTGTCAAGCATCTTTGAATGTTAAGAGCTGCTCAAGTTCATCGTCCATTTCAACCTCGACTTCAATGCGCTTACGTGCGGCTGGTGTCATGCCTAATTCTTTGAGCACCACCAAATACTTTGATCGTGACTCAACTAACATCTGATGCTCTGGCCTGTGCTTCGTCATCGTGCCGCCGTCCCTGTTTTTAAATTCGTAGGTATATCCTTTTTCGTCAATCAGGCTTTGAAGTTCGCGCACCTCAACTGCTAAACAAGCGGCCATTGTCAACAGGTCTTCATCTAGTTCGCCGATGTGTCGAGCGCTGCGCAGTGCGTTCTTTATCCGCTTGTATTCAAGCTTCTGCGTGTCTGTAAGTACGTCCATGCTCAAAGGTAGCGCCAAAACGCAAAGAAAAAAATGAAATAATTCGCCATGGATACTACGGCGATGCAGGCGCTTTTTGCTCAGGTTTTTGCGGGGGGCTACCCCTCGTGCGCTTCTCGCCCTGACTTGGAGGCATGGCAGGGTGTGCAAAGGCTTTGCCAGTTGCTTACATCGAAGAATTCAGCACCCTGCCGCACAGGCACGACGTGATCCACCACGTTGGCAGGTCCGCCGCACCCAGTGCATTCGGGGTTAGTCTTTAGGAATGCCAGCCGACTCTTACGCCATGCGTTGGTCCAGTATCTGCGATCTTGTGGCGTGTCTCGCTTACGTCCTTTGCGCCTCGGATCGGGCGTTTGCTTACGTGGTATCGTAGGCATTACTGATAGTAATAACCGTGGTGCTTGGTCAGGTGGTAGATTTCATGGCTGATACGCTTGAACCTTTCCCATCTTGATCCATAGTTTAAAGCTTTGATATTGCTCACCATGCTCACATCCAGCAACTCATTGCGCTCCGCTCTTAGCTTATCATACCTTCGCCTTTGCTTTTCGCTTAGGCATGACGTCTTTCCGCTCTGCGTACTTGAGCGCCTCGGTCCTATGATACTCGAATAGGTGCTGAAGCTCCTGTATCTTGAACTTTCTACCTTCGTTCGCTTGTTGCATAAGCTGCGCAGTTCGTCCTCTGTTTTCGCTTTCAATACGGCAGCCAAAAATCCATTGTTCTCCTTGGTTGTGAATATTGCAGGCAAAGCATTGCGGCTTAACGTTAGATTCCTCCCACCTAGTAGCCATGTGCCTTCGGCTGAGAAAATGCCCTGCATGGATCTTAGATGCGTGATGGACTCGGTCGCAGGTGTAACACGTACAGTTTCCGCGTAGATCTGCCGCTTTCCATCTGATGTGCTTGCTAAACCACTCATCGACCTTCTTCTTTAGTTGTGCGTGTGTCTGCTTCTTTGCCATTGCCGTTAATTGCTTGGCTAATGTAGTCCTTTAACATTTCGCGCTCACGCTTACGGCTTTTGTATTCATCGGACTGCTCTACCCTGTGCCAGTTCGCCCGTAGTTTCCGCCTGTATGCCTCGCGCTCCGTGGTGTAATGCGTTTCGCACATCACCCAAAACGCTTTAGTGTGTTCTGTTACGCTCGGATGCTCTGAAAAAGTGCCGTTATTATTAATGAAATACTCCTTTTCCAAGTGGTGCGGCCTGTAACGGCTTGCACATTCCGCGCCGTAAACTTCTGTAATGGCGTAGCGGCGTGAATCCATCAGATCCGCCCAAAATTGTTCAATTGGTGTCATTTAAATAGATTTGTTTGTCCGTACCCTAATTGATCCTGCACATCTGTTTGGTGGTTGTGTCTTTCTGCGTATTTCTCACCCCTCAAATGCTCATTTTCCTCCTGCAACTTCCTGCGTGCGCGTGTAATCGCTTCACCGCTCGTTAAATCACCTTGTGAAAGATGTATAAAGAAATCTGTTGCAGTCATTTCCTTACATTTTAACCCCATTTCCTCCAACTCATAGTGCCAAACGTAACCCATTAAAGTGTTGTCATTGTCTCGCAGTTTAGGATAAGAATTCAGCAAGGTTTGAACCCTTGTTTTGGTGTTATTAATGTTCATGACTGCGTGTCCTTCTGTCGTTTCTGCATCTCATCGCGCTCTGTGTACGTTAGGCGGTCTTCACCTGCCATCCAATCGGCTGGGTGTACCCTTGATGCCACTGGATTAATTTGAGTGGTGTATTCGGGCTGTAAATACCTCATGCCTTCCTGCTGCATCCGCTCAGCCTCTTTGCGTTCGTTCTCGCGTATCGTCTGAACTACTGGCTGCTTCAGTTGGTCGTACTTGGTGAAGCAATCGACAAACTGCGCCAACTTTAGGCGCTCATAGTACGGTCCAAAGCTTTCTTTGGCCATCATGTACAGGCACAAGCGCCAATCTTCAAGCGTAAACGTTGGAAACTGCTGTACAAGCTCATTCACCGTCATTGCAATGTGTTCGGGTTCTGTTAGTGTCTTATTCGCGTCGATAAACTTAACGCAGCGGCCTAGCATACCGATCAGCGCGGCCCGTGTTGGTGCTTCGTCGCAGACTAATGCCGTGCGCACGTTCGTGCCTTTAAAGCACGTTTCCACCGTCAGGCGTGATACGTCCAGTTCTTGCAAATTCTGCAAGCTTTTCGCGGTTGACATCTCTTTCAAGGTTATCCGCTCGCCGCTTGTTAGCTCTCCCGCCTTTGGGTGAGTTAAATACCAAGCCTTTCCATCCGTTTGCAATTGCTGTATGAATTGCGTCGATTGCGTCGTTTTCGTTGGTGTGTTCATTTTGTAGTTTGATTAATGCCCGTTGTTCGCTTTTAGGCGATTTGTAAGTAAATCGGTGATCCGTTTTTTTATATTCTAGCCACTCAGACCATGCGGCTTCAAAGGCTTCTGTTTGCCATGGAAGAACCACAGGCAAAATTTCTTCCTTGTTTTGTAGTGTTTTAGTAATATGTTTTGTAAGTTGATTAGTACGTGTCCGTTTGCGCCCACCCCCCTGTCCGTTAGCACCCACCCCCCTGTCCGTTTGCGCCCACCCTAAAGTCCGTTTGTGCCCACCCTGTCCGTTTGCAACCACCCCCCTTTTGAGGTGGCCGCTTTGTATCAGTCGGTATATAATCTTTCGGGTACGGTCTTCGCTTATGCCGAGCGCCTCGGCTAGTTTGGCGTTGGTCATAAAGCAAGCCTTACCATTTTCCGCAAAGCTGGCAACCTCAGCCAATAGAATACGATCCATCGGCGCGAGGTCAAGCCCCCAAATCTCCAGCGGTATCCAAATGCCTGTACGACTACCGTGGGCGCTTTTCATTGATCTGCTCAATTGTTTCGGCTACCGCGTCGAATAGCTGCAACGGCTCCACGCCGTCCATTTGTATTATGTGGCCGCTGTGCTTCAATATGCCTGACGGGTTACGGAAACAGTAATTTTCTACCGTGCGGCGGGTTACG